CGGTGTTAAATACCCAAGTTTTAGCGTCTGTTGTTGCAACAATGTAGCGTATGCCAGCTGATGTCATAAAGTAGCCGAGAATATCAATGTATTGTCCAGATACTGGTGTGCTAAAACCGCTATCAACTACTGGTGGTCGTGACTGTAAAGCACCATTAGGGGTGAACTCCATGTTAACAAGTGCAGATACTTCATTATCCGAGATAGATGACGGATCCCAATAGTTATTTAAACCGCCAGAAAAGTCTTTTAAAGCTACTTCTCTTGTACGGGTGATTGATGTACTATCCATAATAGTCTTCTGGATCCATCATCACTGAAGGGTACATGTCGATCTGCGACACGTTCTCCTTGTTGTTTAGTCTATCTAGTCCATCACGGAACTGTGCCTGCTTGTATTGTGCTGCACTATAGTTTTCATCTAGTTCTAGAGCTTGTGCTAAAACATAGTCAACTAGATGGTTTAGGTAACGGTCTGGGATTGTCAGGTATGTTGATGAGCTGATCGCATTGATCGCTGCAGGTGTCTTAACGTACTCTAGCTTTAAACCGTTAGTGTAGGTTTTAGTTGCTTTAGGGTAGAAGGTTATTACACCATTTCTTTCATACCAGATAGCAGGATAATCTGAAACGATCTTAACTTCAGGATCCATCTGTAGGACGTATTCACGGTACTCTTGTGGTGTCAGGTTTCTAACTGGTCTACCATCAACATATACAGCTTCGATGAACTGTACTGCATCTGTAGGGAAAGTGTATTCTGTTTGTTCAGCAATATAGTCAGAATATTTTGTTCCCTTTAACACAGGGTTGTTGTTGATGATTTCTTGCTGACCGTCGTTGATCCAACGAATCATCATGGCGTCAGTTACTTGTGCACCTGAAGTATCACCAAAAGTAGTACGTACTCTATCTGATACGTCTACAGTGGTTTTTGTGAAAGTTTCTGCTGGCATTATTTCCTAAGTGTATGACCGTCATGCTTATATTCGTGCTTATTCGATTTTACCATTGACTTGAGCAGATCTTTACGTTCTTCGTAATATTCGAGTTCAGCTTTCATATCTAAAGCTTCTTGTGCTTTAGCTAAAACATCCCACTTGTCGACCTGATCACCGTTCATGCTGTCGCCCATAGCTAGTTCTGCTACTAGTCTGGCGTCGATCTCTGATTCGTGAAGTGTCTTAATAACGTATGGTGGTAGTAGATCTGGTTCGTCTACTAGGGCATAAGGTTTTTGAGGGTTAAAGTCGGGGTGTCCCGGAATAAGTTTTAGTAGACGAACTGTAGGGTACATGTCTTTAATGACTTTTGCTACTCGTCTTTGGTATTCGTGTGTTAAGCCGTCGATCCGGCTAAAGTCTAGTAATTCCATTTTAGTCTCCTAGTAAAAAGTCCAAGGGTATCAGGAGAGACGGTGCCTGATACCCTTGGACAATTATTTTATTTTTAGTAGTTGTTTCCAGCTTCGGTGATACCAGACATAACTGCGTGTGCGTTACGACGGTATGTACCTAGTTCTGAGTACTGGTATAGAGTAGCTGCGTAGCTGTCTGTGCCAGCTCCACGAGTCCACATTGAACCGTCACGGTCCATCCAGCTCCAGTCCTTCTTGCGGTTAACTACTAGCTCCTTGCTTGAAAGAGCATATAGTGTACCAGCAGGTGCAGCGAAGTCAGAGACGAATGCAATGTCTTTTCCTGCTGCGGTGAAGGTGAATGAACGCTGACCACCAGTTAGTGATGCAGTGTCGTTGAATCTACGTAGAGATGTTAGTAGTGACCAGTAAGCGTTGAATACACCCGGTGATGCTAGGAATACGTCTACGTCGCCACCCTTCTTGTCTACAGCCTGAACAGTCTGGATTAGACCTAGTTCAGTTAGTGATCCTACGCTAGTGTATTCCTTTGCAACCCACGCTGAGTTGGTTGCTGGGTCAATGTCGTGTAGAACTCCAGATGCCTTAACAATAGCTCCTAGACCAGTCCATTCCTTGTTGTAGTTGTCAATGAATGCTGCGTCTGAGGTTCCTGCAGATGCACGTAGGATGATGTCTGTTGAAACAACACCGGTTAGTGTTGGTGTTCCACCAGTTGTCCATAGTGCTACTGTGAAGGTTGTGTTGCTGTTGATCGCTGTAACAACTAGTGGTGTAGCTGATGAAGCTCCTGCACCAAAAGTTCCACGTGCTGCACCAGCAGATGTACGAACAGAAATGATCATACCTTCAACTAGCCAGTTTGTGCTGTCTACAGTGATTACTGCACCTGAGAATGATGCTACAGTTGCTAGCTTACCTGTTCCGTTTCCGTAAACCTGACGGTTTAGGTCCTGTGCTAGGTCCTTCTTCAAGCCCTTAATTTCGTTGTCAACAACGTTAATAAATGCCTGATAGTTTTCTGCAGCCTGCTCGAATAGCTGACCATCAACCTCGATAGTACCGTATAGGTTCTTTAGGTATAGGTTAGCCTGTGCGTACTTCTGTGCACCAGCTGTTGGTAGAACTTCACGAATACCACGAGCACCGATACCAGAGTTTCTTCCGATGTGAGTGTCGAACTGTACTTGCTTACCGTTCTGGGTGATGTTTGAAGCAGATGCTTCGATGTACTGCAACGCAGGGTTCTTGTCCCTTAGCTGCTCGTGTAGGTCGCCATAGACGATCTTGATTGCTTGTGAAGCGAAGGCTGTAATACCACCGGCACCGTTGATGCCTGATGTAGCCTGAGTTCCCAAGGATTGACCTGTATAAGCCATTGTTTTCTCCTAAATAAGAATTGAGTTAATTGATTAAACGTATGCCTTATTGCCCTGACCCTCTTGGGGCTGTACTCAGACATATTTAGGATATCACATTGTTTCACGTGAAACACAATACCCCTCACCAAAGTTAATTAGTGAGGGGTATCGTTAACTTCTAATATTACTGGTTGCCGAATTGCTGTTTAAACATTTCAGCTAGCATGTCTTTCTTGCCACGGTCATCTTTTGGCACGTTAATGCTTTCAAAAGGAACACCGTTGCCACCCTTACCTACTACGATAGGGGCTTCGCCAGATAGATCCACTGGACCTACACGTCTGAAGCCAGTACCTGTAAGCTCTACAAGCTTTTTAGCTGCCTGAACTACAGACATGTCTTGACCACGAACAAGAGCTGATTCCATTAGTTCAATGATAGCTTGTTCCTGAGCTTCAGACACTTCGTATACGTCACGGATACCAGCAAACTCAGCTTCAATAGCTTCGTATTCGTAAGCTGTTTCACGTTCTAATTCCTGATTCTGAATGTACTCTTCAAGAGAATTTAGTTTGTCATCACGTTCAGCTAGTTCACGTCTAAATGACTCTGGTAGCTGATCTTCGCTTAGATTGTCTGCAAATTCGCCCATCATGTCTTCAGCAGCTTCTTCAGCTTCTTCTTGTAGAAGACCTTGTTGCATCAAAGCACGTGTAAGGTTCTGGTGGATACCAACTGGATCTTCAGCGATAGCCTGAGCAATTTGGATGCTCTGCTCAATGTATGCAGGATCTACGCCATTGTCAACATACTCCTTGTATGGAGTGTACTTTTCTAGCTGCTGCTGGAATGAACGATCCTGTTCCTGTAGATGAGGAATAACCTTTTCATGCCAAGCTTGAGGGATCTCAGCTAGTAGCTTGTCGTACGCTGGGTGTGACTTTAATTCAGGCTCATTAGACCCAACTTGTACTGCTTCTTCACTTGGTGTTTCTAAACCGGCTAATCCGGCATCTAGTTCTTCAGACATTTCCGTCTCCTAATTGTTATCCGAGTTGTTCAGCAGTCATCCCTGACTGCTCTGTCATGGCACCCTGTTCTGCTCCACCTTGATCAGGTGCAGCCATAGGTTCCATACCTTGTTGTTGCATCATCATTTGACTCTGCAAAGCTTGCTGATGGGACTGAATGTGCTTCTGGAATTCAGCCTTAACCTCCGGTGGTAGCAAGTCGAAGGACTGGCTCTTACGGAAACGGTTGTGAATTTCAATATGTATTGCATGATTATCATAGTCGTGTGCAGCGATAACTGGTGGTGCATCCAAAGGAATTTGCTCACCAGTTTCAGGATCTGGATTAGGTGCAAACTTAGATGGGTCACCGTTCTGTACACCCATATCCCACTCTTGGTAGAACTTTTCGATCTCTTCAGAGGTTAGTCTCTTCATCATCAAGTTTTCACGTTGAGCTTGGTTCTCGTCAACCTTAATTAGGTTGTAGTACTGCTTGAGCATACCCATCTCTAGAACACGTAGACCATCTTGAGGTGAGATGAAGCCCATCTTCATCCATTCGGTGATCAATGCTTGACGTGCAGATTTAGAGGTTGGCAGTGCTGAACCGGACTCAACTCTGATATCTGTACCTGAAGCGATATCTGCACCGCTTAACATTAGTGAATCAAAAGATCCATCACTGCCAACCGTTTTAATCAGTCTATCATTCTTTACGTACTGTACGAATAGAGTTAGTGCTTGACGTGCAAGTTTTTCTACAGCTGCTTCAATAGAGTTAAAGATTGTTGTCAAGTATGCGTCATCTCTTTCACCTAGGTAGGCGATAGCTGTCGCTGCTGTAACTCCCGGAGCTGATGAGCCTTTGCTTACTTGGTGTTGACCTGATAGGTCTTCAAAGTCTGACAGGAGCTGTTGAACTTCTTGGATAACGTATGAAGGTAGTGGTTGCA